TATCTTTATAGTAGGGGACTATATAGGGGACTAAGTAGGGGAGTGAAGCCTAATAGTTACTCCCCCTATTTGTAGAGGAAAAGTACGACAATGAGCAAATATGGAGCTAAGCACAACATGCCGGGATACGATGCTTTTAGTACCGGACTCTGCTATAAGGACGTGTGGGAGATGCTACGTGATGATAGTGAAGACAGAACTAAATGGCGTTACAAAAGCAGAGGCGTCGTACTAGGTAAGTGGCATGAATTGAAGTTGCAACTGTATGAGCAAGCAGTGGACTGTGGGTACATGAACAAAAGAGAAAGCAGCAAATGAGCAAACAGAAATGCAAACTGTGCGCGTGCGCAGGCGTGGACAACACCGTACTGTGCCGGGAGCACTTAGACGGCTACGAATACACCTACAACTATTTACCTGGTTCAACTGTCACACAGTTGTCGAAGCTAATTACTCAGCAACCAAAGGAGTCAGACGGCAATGGCAAAAGCAAATAGAGACAAAGGCGCACACGACGCCAACTGTGATACGCTACAAGTAGGTCCAGATCTAGGACCTTCAATGAAGCCGTGCAATTGCTCTAAGCTAACCCGCTCAAAGCGCGGACGCGGCAGCAAGCGCAAAGGCGCACGCGGCGAGCGCGAAGTAATCGACCTGTTGCAGCCCATTGTGGACACTGCCTACAAAGAAGCTGGCAGGGAGTCACCGCAGCTCAAGCGCACGTCAAGCATGCAAGCAGACGACGGCGGCTGCGACGTCCACGGCTTGCCTTGGCTAGCCTTGGAGGTAAAGCGCTGCGAGACGCTGCAAATCGAAAGCTGGTGGCGACAGTGCGTAGAGCAGGCGAAGGGTGGGCAGCTTCCGGCGTTAGTATATCGCCAAAACAAGCGAACGTGGCGCGCACGCGTTTGTTTGCAAGAGGTAATCGACGGTCAGCGTTCCACAGTAGTAGACATAGCTATTGTTGATTTTCTAGTCTATTTCAAAAGCATGCTAGAACTGGCTGTTTGCTACGAAACTGGGCGTATTGTTCCGGCGCTGGGACGTGTGCTATGAGAAACTGTAGAGTCTGCTACGTTGTTGTTGGCAAGTATGAAAGATGCTGTGCAGCTTGCGGCAGTACACAAGTTATCCGCACGACTGCCGGCCCTAAGACCTTGCGTAAGTACGCCGCGTGCGCGCGCATGCTTGCAGGCATGCGCGGCCCTGCTTGTGTGTGCGGACTGCACGGGCCGCATACGTGCACGCGCAGCGAGGAGTGGCGCAAGCAGACGCTTTCGATGCTGGCAATGAGGCAACTGTAAATGGCACGAGGGCGCGCATCTCGGGCGATGCGCGTCGCTGTTACACAATGGTGAGGTGAAGGCGCCGTTGGACGGCGCAGACTGTGCACAGTTTTCTACTAGTTTGCGGCCAACGTGCTCTACTTGTGATCGCGTCGATTGCGATGCAGACTTCACAGGCACGTGCCCCCTCGTAAACACGGAGATTTGACAGCGGCACCTTGCACAGCGTAGTCTTGCAGGTTGTATGCCTCGTCGCACCGTTAACCAGCGCGTGAAGCTGCCCCGCTCGCAAGGCGGGGTAGATCCGCGCGTGCGTGCGCAGTTGGATCGTTTTGTCGAGGGGCTGTTGATGGGACTCGGTAGCACACAAGCTGCTGTGTTCGCTGGCGTGACGTCGCGTTCTGCTGCGCGTACGGGGTACAGGTATAAGACCGACGCCTACGTGCAGGAGCGCTTCGCAAAGCTGCGCGCGAAGCTCGACCGCGATCAAATCTGCGACTTCGCCGAGCTGGCGCTGAACGTTAAATCGATGGCCTTTGATGAGCTGGCAGCGTACAAGGATCGCATACGCGCGTCGGCACTTATGGCCAATCTCATGGGTCACAACGCGCCCACGCGCGTAGCGACGACGGTAAACGGCGGCGTGCTGCTGTTGCCCGTCGCCGACAGCATGGAACAATGGGAAAGTCAAGCAGTAGCAGCGCAGGCGGCGTTGCAGAAAGAAGTGGAACAAGATGCTAACCGATAGCGATCCGAAAGTATTGACTCCTGCACAGGCGCTCGGTGTTGCGCTGTCGATTCCGATGAGCGAATTAGTCATGTCGGATTGTCAAGTAGTCATGTCGGATTGTCAAGCCTACGCAGTTGCGATGCTCGAACACTTGCACAAGATGGGATTTGATGTTGTTGCATTGGTGCAAGAGTGCTGACAGACGACGAGTTTAATCAAGTATGCGACGTGCTCACGAAGCACGAAGGCTTGATTGCTTGGCTCTATTGTGACAGCAAAGGCTTTGTTACCGTCGGCGTCGGCGACAAGGTTTCGCAGGCGTCCGTGCTGACAATGCCTTTCGTGCATCTGCTTGACGGCAGCGCCGCAGATGCTGAGGAAAAGCAGACGGCCTACACCCGCGTGCTTGGACTTTTTGTGAAGGGCCTTACGGCTAGTGCGTACCGTGCTTGCTCTGACTTGCGCTTGCCCGCTGACTTTTGCAGGCGTCGGCTAAAGTACAGAGTAACAAGCGAGTTTGTGCCTGCTATTGAAAAGCAGTGCCCGCAGTTCGCAGACTTCCCGACGCCAGCGAAGCTAGTCCTTGTGGACATCGCATACAACACAGGAACAGCAGGCTTCGCTGCTTTTCAGCAGCTAATTGCAGACTGCAATGCGGGACATTTTGCAAATGCTGCTGAGCAAGTGCATACACAGCAAGACGGCGAAGATCCGCGCAATCCCGAAACGTGGGGTACACGTAATATGTGGCGGCACGATACAATGCGTGACGCTGCTTTGGCTGTTGGTTGGCGGGATCACGGCTGATGGAAACAGCAATCAAAGAGCTTGCAAGCTCGGGCACACTCGGTGCCGTGCTTGCGTCCGTGTTCGCGCTGCTTGCCATTGTGATCGGCGTGCTTGTTTGGGCGCTGAAGCGCTTTGTTGATTCGTCGATTGACGACAAAAAGGATTTCAGTGCGTTTATGCAAGCGCTGACGACATCGCTTAATGGGCTTGGGCTGAACTTCGCAGCGACACGCGCGGACACGTTGGCCGAAGTGCGCGACATGGGCGACAAGATCAACAACGTGACGTGGGCTGCACACGAGAAGATGGTAACTGTATTTCGTGACTCATTGACGGGCGCCGCAAACTCCATACGTGAAGGCAACAATAAGCTAGTGCAGGACTTAGAGACGCAGCGGTTGCGCGACGCAAATGCAGAACTGAGCCGCCCGCAAAATGTAGGAGACGGGACTGTGCGGCGGTGAGTGATATTTCTCGCAAAACCGTTTGTGAGCCTAATACACAAGAAGGCTGCCAATTGCGTATCACATCCTTGGAAAAGGCTGTGAGCGACTTGAAGGAAAGTAACAGGCGCTTAGAGCAGAGCAATCGTGAATTGAGCGACGACGTGCGCGCCGCAATGGCTGAATCAAAACGCCGTAGTGAATCGCTCGACAACTTGGCCAAGATACTATTGGCGAGCAATGAGGGTATTGAATTGTCGGGAGTAGTGCAGCCGTCAAGCACAACAGACACAACCAAGATCGTCAAACCACGGAAGGACACAAGCAAATGATGCAAGACACGCGAGTTATCAGACAAGGTTTGCAAACACTGTTGGGGCTGGCAATGATTGTGCTGCCTGTTGCAATGGCGACGCCTTTTGATTGGCGCGCGTTGGTCAGCGCTACACTTGGCGGGATCATGACGTTGCTCACGAATCCGCGCCTGGTGCCTGGCCTTAAGGTTGTGATGCCTGATGCCGGTAGCTCAATTGCCGTGCCGCCTTCTGCGCGTGATGGCAGCAAAGGACATGCGACGCCTACCATTCTGCTTGTGCTTGTGCTTGCTTTTGCTGTGCTTGCTGTTAGTGCTGTGCTGCTGATTTCGTTGCCTGCTGACGCCGCCGAGACAGCAGTGATGCCGTCTCAGTCCACCCCGGTTGCCGCCACCGCAACCCCTGCGCATTGGGAGGGGCTCAGCTATGTCATCTCGGCTACGTGGACGTGCAGCCCCGTGGCCGCGCTGACCGGGTATCAGCTCAACGTTAAGACGACGATCTTTCAGCAGGGTGTGAGCCTCGGGGCCGGAGCTGGCTGCCGCTACACGGGCTGGTCTGTCCCACTATCGATCGAGGCCGTGGGAGGATTCGCGGCCAACAGCAACGCTCCGAACGCCGGCCAGGGAAATCTGATTTTCGTCGTGGCCGACAATTTTGGAGTTGGGCCTGGGATGCAAGTTTTCAAGGACCCGACGATCGGAAGCTACACCGAGCAGATGTTGGTTTCGTTCTTCCTCACAGGGTCTTGGGCATCTACCATTCATCAACTCAAGCAAGAGAAATCTAAGTCAGCGATGGATGGCGCCGGTTTTAGACTCAAGAGTGAGGCGCCGTCGCTGGAAAGTATTAGCCAATGACCCGCGCACTCGGCTGGACGCCGCCAACCCTGGCCCAGCAGGTCCGCGCCCTGCGCAGATCTTCACCGGAAGCTGGGGATAGCGTCCTGGCCGGCATTGATCCAGCGCCAGCCAGCGACATCAGTGGCCGGACCTGTGATCTCGACCAAGGTTCGATCGGCAGTTGCCAGTCGAACGCCACGGCGCAAGCGCTCTACGTGGCGATGGTGACTGCCGCCATGGCTGCATTCGTGCTGGCGCGATTGTGGCTCTACCGATCGCTTCGGTACATCGAGAATACCCTCGACCAGGACGCAGGCGGGAACATCGGCGACGCGTTCGCCATGCTGGCCGCGAAGGGTGTTCCGCCCGAGACGGCGTGGCCCTACGACGTGGCGAAGTTCAAAGACGACCCAGGGCCAGCGGTGGACCGACTCGCATACGATTCGCGTGGCACCGTGGGGCTGAACTACCATCCCATCAGCACGACCGGAGAGTCGCTTCTCGCCGATGTGGAGAGAGCCTTGACAGGCGGTTTCGCCGTGGTGTTTGGCTGCACGGTCAGCGAGGCATTCTGTTCAACGCAGCCGAGCGGAACCGTGCAGGCGCCTGGACCGAAGGATAAGATCGCAGGGAGACACGCGCTGACGGTAGTTGGGCACGACCGCGCGGGCCGGCGGCTCAAGATCAAGAACAGTTGGAGCGATTTGTGGGGCGACCCTGACGCCGGGCCGGGCTGCTTTTGGATGGATTATTCGTACTTCTCCGATTCGATGTACGGCGCGAGCGACATATGGATCGTCACCGTACTGCCTGGAGGTATCGGACAATGAAGCGCATCACCCTGATTCTCGCCATCGCCCTCGCCGGCTGCGCGACGACCCAGTGCCCGACCAGCGCCACGCCGTGCCCAGCGCCGGCGGATTGCTCATCTGCTTGCCTCCATGGGAGCAACCTCGGCTGCGAGTGGGCGACACCGACGCCGGCCGGAGGCACGTGCTTGCAAGTGTGCGAGAACGCGACTGCGAGCGGCGTACCGTGGAACGTGATCGATCTGACGGCTGTTACATCCTGTCAGCCATGATAGCAATTTGGCGCCGCTTCATTTGCTGGTTTCTCGGGCATCGTCAGCCCAAGTGCCCGCCTGTGTGGTGCTCAAGCTGTCGCATGCGCTGTCCGCACTGCGGAGGCTGCTAGACTCGTGCAACAAGTAGTCGCTTGGAAGCCGCTTGGTACCGTTGCTGTGCAAGGCAGTGACGGTGCTTGGCGTCTGCAAATCAAGCGTGTGACAGGCCAACTGCTGGCCATTCAGTGCCAGTGCAACCACGTCTTCTTCCACGGTGCGCGCGGGCGAGGCTCGACCGAAGCGCAGTTGATGGCGTATCGTCGCTACGTCGGCGCAGGCTACGGCTCGCACTGGCGCGGCGTTGTGTTTGATCGCGAGTACAAGAACCTTGACGACTTGATAGCGAAGTCTCACCGCTTGTTCAACGGACGCGGCGACGGCGCGGAGTTTCTTGCAAGCCGTAGTGACTACAAATGGCGCTGGCCTACTGGCGAAGAACTGATGATTCGCCAAATCAAGAAGGAATCTGACTACTGGCTGTATCACGGCCAAGAGTTTCCGTTTATCGGATGGAATGAGCTTCCAAAATATCCGACGCCTTCACTGTACGACGCAATGGGAAGCTGCAACCGTAGCGGCTTTACGTCAGCAGAGCACTACGCGTGCACAGGCTTGATTCTGCCTTCAATTCCGTTGCACACGTTTGCAACAGGCAACCCGTTTGGTCCTGGCCATACTTGGGTGAAGAAGCGCTTTATTGATGCCGCGCCTGCGGGCAAAATCACGTACACGACAACGCTAGTCTTCAATCCGCAGACGCAACAGCGCGAGCCCGTTACGACGTCGCAGGTTGCGATCTTCGGTAGTTGGCGTGAGAATGAGCATCTAGATCCGCAGTACGTCGCCGGGCTCGAGCGCATGACTGACAAGGATAAGCAAAAGGCTTGGCGCGACGGCAACTGGAATATCCTCAGCGGCGGCTCCTACGCTGTCGGTGATTTGTGGAAACCGTCTGTCCATGTGCGCCCGCGCTTCCGTGTTCCCGTCGGCTGTCGCGTGTTTCGCGCGCTCGATTGGGGCACTACTAAACCGTTTTCTGTCGGTTGGTGGATGCGCGCAAACGGTGAAGACATCAAATTGCTTGACGGCTCTACTTGGTGCCCGCAGCCGGGATCGCTTGTGCGCATTGCCGAATGGTATGGTAGTGAAGATGTAGGAACCAACATCGGCTTGCGCATGACAGGCGGTGCAGCCGGGCGCGGGATTGCAGAGCGTGAAGCGGCGCTATTAGCAAATGGTTGGATCTCCGCGCCAGTGTGGGCCGGTCCCGCTGACAACAACATTTTTAGCACAGGTGACAATCTAGCCGCTGACTCAATTGCGAAGCAAATGGAAGTGGAAGGCGTCACCTGGACACGCGCCAACAAGTCGCCGGGCTCGCGCAAGCTCGGCCTTGACCTGATCCGCACGCGTCTAGAGAATTCTTTGCGGGGTGAGGGGCCAAGCCTGTACTATACCGACAACTGCCGCGCGGCGATTGCGCTTAACCCAACACTTCCGCGCGACGAAGAAAAGACCGACGAAGTAGATAAAGAATGCGAAGATCACATGCACGACGAAGAACGCTATATGGTGCTTGATAGCGGCGATTCTGCGGCGACTTCAATCAACATCCAATTTGCGAGGTAGACTGATGGCAACAGCCCCGATTGTGCAGAATCCAGATCAGCCGACGCCTAATGTCGCGTATGTGTTGCCAGAAGTGCAGGCGAAGGCGCCGCAGTGGCAAATAATCCGTGACTGTATTGCAGGGCAGGACGCTATCAAGGCGGCGACAACTACCTATCTGCCGATGCCGAACGCTGACGACCAAAGCGAGCAAAATCGCGCACGGTATGTTTCCTATTTGGAGCGCGCTGTTTTTTACGGTGTGACAGGGCGCACGCACAAGGGCCTAGTAAGCCTCGCTTTTGCCGAGGAGCCTACAGTTGAGCTTGCACCGCAGTTGCAGGGCTTGCTCACAAATGTTGATGGCGCGGGTATCAGCCTTGAACAGCAGGCACGTGCAACGCTCGGCGAAGTTGCAGCGACAGGGCGCTGCGGTCTGCTGGTTGACTATCCGCCTGTAGTTACGCCCGTTAGTAAAGCGCAATTGGCTACATTCGGATTGCAGCCAACAATCAGAAGCTATCAGCCGCAAGACATCATCAATTGGCGCGTCGCTTTTATCGGCGGCTTGCGTGTGCTCACGCTTGTTGTTTTGCAAGAGGCTGTTGCTGTTCCAACAGATCCTTTTATCTCGCAGATTGTGAAGCAGTGGCGCGTGCTTCGCTTGGTTCCCAATGAAGCGGGCGTGTTTCGCTACGTCGTGACTGTTTACCAGATGCCCACAAATGCAAGCCAGATGGGATACACGGCAATTACTGCGCTCGAACAGTATGAACCTCTGGACTTTCAAGGTCGACCGTGGTCATTCATTCCATTTCAAGCGCTCGGTGCCGAGAACAACGAAATTACAATTGATCCCGCGCCACTGTTGGATCTTGCTAACATAAATATTGCGCACTATCGCAATAGTGCCGACTACGAAGAATCAGTATTTATGTGTGGACAGTCAACGCCAACACTTACCGGCATGACAAAGGATTGGTGGGAAAACGTACTGAACAAGACTGTGCGGCTCGGATCGCGATCTGCTGTGGCGTTGCCTGTCGGCGCTGCTTTGCAACTCATACAGGCGGCGCCTAACGGACTCGTGCGCGAGGCGATGCAGGACAAAGAAAGGCAGATGGTTGCACTCGGTGCGCGACTCATTCAGACGAACACCGTACAGCGCACAGCAACCGAGGCAAAGATTGAGTCTGCAAGTGAGCTATCAGTGCTTAGCACTTGCGCGAACAACGTGGCCGCAGGCTACACGAAGGCGCTACAATGGGCAGGCATGTTTGCAGGCACAAAGCAGGAAAGCACGTTCACGATGCATCCCAACGCGGATCTTGATAGCCTGTCTATCGAAGAACGCGCGCAACTCATGGCTGAATTGCAAGACGGAGGTATCTCGTGGACCGAGTATCGCGAGCATTTGCACGCATCGGGCGTTGCCACGCAAGATGATGCCAAAGCGAAGGCAGAGATCGCAGCGGACAAGCCGAAGCCGCCTGTTGCGCCGCCTGTTCCACCGCAAGTTACCGATTCCATCATAGGCAAAGTGAAGTAAACCGAAGGAGGCTCCCATCATGAAAGCAATTGTAGACAAGATCGAAGACGTGGCAGAAGGCTTGCGCGGCGAGTACGTTGCAGGCGAAGGCGGCAAGTTCTACCTCAAGATCGAAGGGCTTGAAGCAGGCAGCGGCAGCAAACACCCTGCTGTAACTGAGTTGCTAAATGCAAAGCAACACAGCAACACTGAACTGCAAACAGTCAAGCAAGAGTTGCAAGACGCAAAGAAGGCAACCAAGGATGCGCAGGATGCACTGCACGCGCGCTTGAGTGGCAAGGTCGACAAAACCGATCTCGAGGCGCTTGAAAAGAGTTGGGGGCAGCGCCTTGCCGATGCGCAAAAAGCGCACGGCACAGAAAAAATGGCGCTTGAGTCGAGCTTGAAAGACGTACTTGTCACGCGCGAAGCTCTTGCGATGGCTTCGCGGATTGCAGTGGAAGGCTCTGCACCACTTTTGGCCAAGTCGATTGGCGAGCGCCTTTCAGCGGAGATCACAAGCGAAGGCAAGGCAATTACTCGTGTTTTAGGTGTTGATGGCAAGCCGTCTGCGGCTTCAATTGCAGACCTGGAAAAAGAAATAGTTGCAACGCCTATGTATCATCCGCTATTGTTAGGATCGAAGGCGTCCGGAAGCGGTGCTTCGGGAAGCCAGGGCGCTAGCGGTGCTAGCAACGGTGGCACGGTCAATTGGATGAACGGCAATCCGACCGAGCTTGCAGCAACAGCCGCAAAACAGTTTGCGCCCTAGAAGGTAACGCACCGACAGCGGAAGCCTCCTGGGCATTACACCACGCTCAGGAGGTTTTTTCATGCCCGCATCGAATCTCACGAACCTGCAAGTTTTCCAGCGCACGCTGGAAACTGTCAACACGCAGATCATCGCACAGTATGTGAACGCGTTCAATGCTGCCAGCCGTGGCGGTATCGTTCTGCGTGGCGGGAACAATCCCGGCGACTACAACCGCGAGACGCTGTACAACCTGCTGGATGCTGTGCAGTTGCGCGACATCAACGTCGACGACGATCAGACGTCCATTGCGCTTGCTCGCAGCGTGATCGGCGGCGTCAAGGTCGGCTACGGCACCAAGCCGATCCGCATGGACGAAGCGCTGCAAAACTGGATCGGGCGCGCACCTGGCGAGGCTGGCGTTGTCACTGCTCAGCAGCTTGCGCCCGCCTTCTTGGCGCAGAAGTTGAACGTGTCCATTGGGGCAGCCGTCGCAGCACTCGGCACGATTGGCGCGACTGTCGTCAATGACATTTTGGCCGCTACGATGTCGCTGCCTGCGCTTGTGGACACTGCCGGTTTGTTCGGCGACCGCGCGCAGGCTGTCACTTGTTGGGTCATGCACAGCCATGTGCATACGCAACTTGTGAAGGCGAATCTTGCGCAGGCTGCGGCGTTCCTCTTCACGTTCGGCACCGTCAACATCGGGCAGGATGTTTCCGGGCGCACGTTCGTTGTCACGGACTCGCCCGATCTGATCGCCGAGGACGGCGACTACTTCACGCTGGGCCTCGTGCCAGGCGGCATCGTGATCGAGGAGAACCCTGGTTTCCGCACGAACATGGACACCCGCAACGGCGGGACGAGCATCCGCGACACGTGGCAGGCGGAAGGCACTTTCAACTTGACGTTGAAGGGGCTCAAGTGGGACGAAGCCAACGGTGGCCCGTCGCCTCTGTCGGACGCGCTGATCATGGGGACCAACTGGGATCAGATCGTCACGTCCATCAAAGACGGCATGGGTGTGATGGTTCGTTCGGCTGCGGCCTAACAGCGACCTTGCAAGCTGGCGCTGCTAACTAAGTGGTGCCAGTTTGCAGCTTGTTTCCACAATTTCACCAACCATTTGCAAAAGGCTTTTACCATGAAACTTCGATTTGGATTTGCAACGATTCTCGCTTGTTTGCTTGCTTTCACGTTCGGCGTTGGTGTCGCACACGCCGCAAAGAAGATCCTGTATTTCACTGCCGGACCTGTGCCGACCACGACCGAGAAGGCGGCAATCGCCAAGCTGAACGCGCAGGCCGCCGCGCCCTACGTGGTGCGCGTGCGCAACAGCATCGAGGCTAGAAATCGCGCGCGTGAGGCGACGGACTATGTTGCGGGCGCGGCAATCCCACCAAATTACCGCGACGGCGGCGTTGACAGCGGCTCATCGATTTACACCGTGTACAATCCCAGCAGTCCGATCAAGCCTGACGCTTTCAACTAACAAGCGCAACCGGCGATCATAACAAACAGAAGAGGCCCGATCATGCAGAAAGCAGAACAATCCCGAAATATCTTCTTCGCCGCAGGAGCAATCCCGACGAAGGAAGAGCTCGCACAAGCGAAGGCGCTCGGAATGACCGCATTTCGCAACGCCAAGAAGCACGGCGCGCTGCCCGTGGGCGAATGCACGCTGGCGGGCGCTGTGCCTGAGCGCTACCGCAAACTGCCCAACGTCAAGCTCGTTTCGGCGCCTGAACAGCCTGCGCAGCCGAGCAAGAAGTAACAGGAGGATTTGCGCGTGTCACTGACGGTAGAAGATGGAAGCCTCCCAAACGGAGCGAATAGCTACGTTTCCGTCAGTGACACGCGCGCTTTTGCAGTTGCGCGTGGTATTACGCTGCCCGCGCTTACTGGCGATGTCGAAGTGCTGCTGACTAAGGCGCTCGACTATATCGAAGGACTACGCGCGGAGTTTCAAGGCAGCAAGTTGTCCGTCGCGCAGTCGCTACAATGGCCGCGCAGTGGCGTCACCGTTGACGGTTTCCCCGTGGCCACGAACGCGATCCCGGACGTGCTGCCGAAGGCGCAGGCGCAACTTGCTTGCGACGCCTACACGCTCGGGACACTGACACCAATTGGCGACGGACGTGTCGTCATTGAGTCGCGTGTAGAAGGCGCCGTTGATACGAAGTGGGCGGATCACGGCGACAACAATCCACAGCCGCAGTTGACAGCCGCGCGCAAGCTGCTTGCGCCGCTGTTGCTTGGCGGTGAGTCGATGGGCTTTGGTATTGCGGTGCGCGTATGAACTACGCCGAAATGGCAACGCGCGCGCAAGGCCAGCTAAAGGATGCGGGGCGCGCGATCACGATCAATCGCTACGCGGCTTCGCGCAATAGTAGCACAGGCGAAATCACAAAAGGCGATCCTGTGCTAACAGCTTCGCCTTACGCGGTGGAGTTGCCCGCTGCGAAGGGTTTGCAAATGTTTGAGGCGCAAATCAAAGCGGAGTCGCTTGTCATACAGCAACTGCGCTTCTTTGTGCTTGAAGCTGTGGGGCAGACATTTGCACCGATGCCGCAAGACGAAGCCGTGATTGACAGCGCAGTATGGCCGATCAAAGGCGTCAACGGTTACACGCCCGCAACTGTTGCGCTTACCTATAACATCATGGTGGCAAAGTGAGTTTCGCGCTCGACATAGAGAAGTTTGCCGACGAGGCAATCGCAGCCGTCGAAAACACGCGGCGGATCTTCATTGGCAATCTGTGCCTGCGAATCATTGACAGAACGCCTGTACTCAGCGGCCACCTCAAAGGCAACTGGCAGCCAAGCGTCGGCGCGGCTGAATACGACGAGGTAGCGCGCGCATCGAAAGACGGCGCTTTCGTCAAGAAGCTGTCCCTTGACGTGCTGGCGACGTTGAAAGGCGACGAGACGTTTTACTTCAGCAACAACGCGCCTTATGTGCTTGTCATTGAGTACGAAGGTCACAGCAGCGTAAAAGCGCCTGACGGTATGGTGCGCGTGAGCATGGCCGAGGTTGGCCAGTTGATCAACCAAGCGGTGCGCGACGGGGGCTTGTGAGCTACGCAGCGGCACAACTCGCACTTGAAGTGCAGCTTGCAACTCCGCTTGCCGCGTGGCTTGTGCAGTGGCCGAATGGTCCCGCAATCAAGCCTGATGGCGCACCCTACGCAGAAGTGTTCCACTTGCCTGCAAGCACGTTTGTGGACACGCTTGGACAGCACGGACGCGACGTCACGCCTGGAATCACGCAAATTGATTTGTATTTTGCGCTCGAAACAGGCAACAATGCGGCGGCGGCAGCCGTCGATACTTTTCGCGCGTCTTTTGTTGCGGGTACGTGGCTGATCAACAATGAACAAGCGGTGCTTGTTCGCTCTTGCGGGCCTGGACCGTCGCGCAAAGATGGCAGCTATTTCAAATCAATAATCACAATCGAATGGGAAGCGCGGATCACGCGCTGAAAGGATCACAATGGCGACAGGTGCAGCACGCAGACTTGCTTTGGTGGCCGAGGCGTCGTATGGAGCGGGTGCGCCGGCAACGCCCGCATGGGACACGATTCTCGTCAAGTCGGGCGGACCGAAACTCGACGTCGATATCCTCGAGGATGATCGAATCCGCGGCGACTTCAATCGCCCTGGAATTCGGCACGGCTCGCGGAAGGGTACTTTTTCGATCCCCACGCTGCTTGCCTATGGTGCCTATGACACCTACTTGCAAGCGCTGCTTGGAGGCACGTGGACTGCTGACGTGCTCAAAACGGGCATGACCAGGCGGTCATTCTGCTGCGAAGAATTCTATGCAGACTTGGCGAATGCGGACAAGCCCTATCACCGTTGGACAGGCTTGGAATTTTCTAAGATGGCAATGTCTATTGCAAACAATCAGCTTGTTTCGCTGACTTTTGACGGACTTTGCAAAGACGTTGCCTGCGACACTGTAATCGTGACAGGCGCAACTTACGGCGCGCCAAACACAGCGCAGGCCATGGCGTGTAAGGATGCGACGTTCACCGTCGGCGGATCAAGTCTCGGCATCATCACCTCTCTTTCGCTGTCGGTTGATCGCCAGCTTCAGCCGCGCTACGTCACCAACGGCACGACGACGCTGCGGCCTGATAGCCGTAACATCAAGGTAAACGGTACCCTTGAAATCTGGCTCGACACTGGCGCGGGCACGATGATCGATGCTTTCTTGGGTGAGACTGAAAAGACACTCGGTGCAGCCTTCGTAGATCCGGCTGGCAATTCGCTCGCGTTCGCGCTGCCTGCGCTCAAGTTCACTTCGGGTATGCCTGACGTGAAGGGTGATACCTCGGTGCCCGTGTCGCTCAACTATGAAGCGTACTACGATGCCACAGCAACGTCACAACTGACGATCACGCGCACACCGCACGCGTAGTCCACAAGCAACGGGAGGCTTCCAATGCAAATCAAAGAACTGTTCACACGCAAGCGGCACAACGAAGGTATCAAACTCGACATCAAAGACGAATCCGGCGCGGTTGTCGGCTGGGTTCGTGTCAGGGGCTTGGACTCGGACGCGTACCGAAGCGCGCACGATGCCGCCAATCAGGCAATGGTGCGGCTTGCGGGAGCGGTACGCGCAAAGGCCGACGCCACGCTGTTGGTTGCCACGCAGGAAGAGAAGGACGCGGCCAAGCTGGCCGAGCACGTGGCGCTTGTTGCGGAGTGGAGTTTCGACGACGAATGCACCGTCGCAAACGCGACAGAGCTATTCAAAGAAGCGCCATACTTGAGCGATCAAGTCTACTATGTGGCTTGCGACCGTGATCGTTTTTTAGGAATCAGCTCGCCAGCTTCTTCCGCTGGTCCGAGTATCAACTCGGACTCAACAAGCCCGCAACAGCCGGATCAGCTCACAGCCTCGCCGAATCCATAGCCTTCTACCAGAAGCGCACAGGCAAACTTCCGCCCGGTCATACGGAAGCGCCTGCGCCGCCCGAAGAGCTGCTGTATTTGTGGACATTGTTTTGCGACTTAGCAACAGGAGAGGATCTTACTTACCGGGAAATCGAGGCTTGCGCGAAGTTGACCGGGCGGCAGCTAGCAACATGGGAAGCCGAAGCATTGCACGCACTGGATAAGTTACGCAGAAAGGTTGCAAATGGCCAGCACAGCACATCTTGAAGTAGTTGTCACAAGTAGCGGCGTGCAAAGTGCTGACAAGGATCTCAAGCAACTAACTGCCACGTCAAAGGAGACAGAGAAGCAACACCAGCACATGGCGGCTGTGTTTGCTGAAATTGCGGCGGCAGAAGCGCGCGAGACTGCGAAGGCTGTTGCCGCTTCTGAACAGAAAGCCGTTGCGACTGAGAAGGCGGCGCAGCGGGCAGCGGCAGCGGCAGCACACCAGGCACAGCAGGCGGCATCGGCAGCGGCACGCGAGGATGCGGCGTGGAACGACGCCAAGCAGAAGGCGCTAGCCTATGCCGACCGCAAAGCAGAAGCCGCAGAGAAGGCAGCTTCGCGCCAAATGGCGGCGGCAGACAAGGCGGCGAAGCGCGAAGATGAACACTGGACCAATGCCATTCAGCGTGCGAAGGCTGGCCTCGATGGCGTGCTGCCTATTCGCCCGTCGCTGCAACGGATAGAGGCGAAGACAAACGAGTCGCGCGGATTAGTAGGCGGCGCCCTGGAAGGGATTCAAGGGGCCATTCCTGGATTTGGGACGCTGACCGCTGCTAACGCCACAGCGCTGGTAGGCGTAAAGATCGCCGAGGGCATGGTAGAGGCTGTGCACGCCACAATCGAAGCGGCTGTTGAGATGGAGAATCTCAAGGCGAGGATTTCAGGCGTTACAGGCAGCACTGACTCTGCTACTGAAAAGTTCGAAGAGCTGGAGAAGTTGACGAACGGGAAACTTCCTTTCGCGGTAAAGGCCGTCACTGAAGCGTTCATTCAACTAGAAAACAGTGGGTTAGACGGCTCTGCGGAAGCGCTGAAGGCTTACGCCAATATGGCGGCTCAAACAGGCAGTAGCATTAACGACGTGGCGTCAGCCGTTCAAGCGGCTACTTTAGGAAACTATCGCTCACTGCGTAGCTACGGCATCAAGGTAACCGAAGAAGGCAACAATCTGAATGTTACCTTCCGTGGGCACACGGAAACAATTCACAAAGGATCTGAAGAAATTCAGCACTACTTGCAGCAACTCGGCGAAGTTGACTTTGCGGGGGCAGCTGATCGGCAGATGGAGACGGTAGGCGGGTCAATCATCAAGGCCAAGCAGGCATGGGAGGAACTAGCTGACACTGTAGCGAAGGGACCTGTTGGGGAGTTTATTGCAACAGGCATGAAAGAGGCCGCGAAGGGGATAACTCTCGCGTCTGAAGCCTTCGAGTCGTTCTTGCAGGTTGTTACCTCAGGCGCCCCAAAGATGGCTGAGGAGGCGCAGAGAAGCTTAGCACACTTCATGGATCCTAAATGGGGCAAAGAAGGCAAAGACACGACCCAGAAAGACTGGGAGGCTATGTTTGCCGACCTCGCCGACAAGGCAAAATCCTCGCAGGACAAGCGGCTTGCAGCGTACAGCGCGGCTTCGCAGAGGATCGACGACCTTGCGAAGAAGGCCTTGGAACAAGGTAAGGTCTTTGACTCTGCAACTGCACATGCGAACTTGTACACCGCGTACAATCGCGAAGAGGGTGGCGATACGAAGACGTCCAAAGGAAAAACATCAACCAAAGGAAAAACATCAACAGTTAAGGACGACTTTCAATACTCAGACATTGCTTATGCTAGTCAGCTTAGCCGCAACAAGGCGCTAGAAAAGGAGCAAGAAGATTACGAGGCTGCGCAAGCTAAGGAGTACGAAACGTTGCGCGAGTCTCTTGCTGACAAGGAAGATGCGGAACTGGCTAGCTATAAGAAGCGTAGGGATCAGCTTGTTACTTACTTGGGCGATGATCGCGAGGAGTTGATCGCTAAGAACGAAAAGAAAGGGCAAGCTCGTCTTGAGGCGCTTGCCATGGCAAATGCAGAAAAGCAGATTGCTTTGCAGCGCAAGCTGCAAAGTATTGGCATCGGCCCGCAGTCGCAGCTTCAGCTAATCAACAGCAAGACAGCAGGCGACCGTCACGAGCTTGGCGCAGCACTGGCGGACAATCTCAGCGGCAAGAACGGCGAAGCGCTGAAGCTGGAAGCCGAGCGCACCTATGCCGCCAAGTCAACTGCAATTGAGAAGGCGCGCACGGAAGAAATCAAGAAGCTGAACATGGAACTGGCGGCGCAGTCCACACAGAACGCCGCTGCGATGTTCGGCAGCCTTGCGACTGTGATGAAGAACGCGCACGGCGAGCAGAGCAAAGAATACCGCACAATGTTTGAGGTACAGCGCGCGTTTGGTATCGCGTCGGCTGAGATTGCGATGTTGCAGTCAATGGCAGAAGCGAGCAAGCAGCCTTTTCCCGAGAACATCCCATTGTACTTGAAAGCAGCGGCGCAAGGCGCGGGCATTGTCGCGCAGATTTCAAACACTGCCTACAGCGGCTCTTACGATGCAGGAGGCAGCATCTACGACGGTAGCAGCGGCGACGTTGCCGAGCGCAGGCCAGAGCTTGTGATGCTTCATGGGCGCTCGCGTGTCCAGGGGCCTGCTACCGTGATCGGCGGCGCAGACACGGCGGCACTGCTTGGCGGCGGCAAGAGTGCTGCGCCTAACATCTCTGTGCATTTGCACGACGACATCAATGGCGCTTTCGATCACTACATGGGTAGTACGCGCGGTAGCCGCGCAATGAACCTGCATATTAAGCGCAACGGTGCGCTGATAAGGTCGATCACGGGGTAGCACTTGGAACTGTGGCCACATAGACCGCAAGGCAACGTTATTGAAAGCCTGGAATGGCTGACGGACGTTATCCCGTGCAAGTCGACAGAGCGGCGCCAGAGCTTGCGCCCGCTGCCGCGACAAACGCTGACTTTCGATCATCAGATGGGCGCACAGGAATATGGGCTTGCGCGCGAGAAGGCGCGCCTGATTGGCGGCGATCCGATGCTCGTTCCTGACTGGCACTGCCTTGTGGACATACCGGGATTGAGCGCGGGGACAGTCTCTATTCCTATCGACGCTTCGCACGCGCCTGCATACAAGCTCGGCGGCTCGCTGTTGTTGTGGGACGCTTACGATCACTGTGAAGCCTGCACAATTTCTGCAATCGGTTCAGGTACGATTACAATCAGCGCAACGGTCAACAGCTATTCGCGGCCAACTGTTGCGCCTTTGCGTGTCGGCACGTTCGCTCAGCCATTTTCAGGTAAGCGACCGCCTGCACACTACAACACAGCACAAGTTGTGTTTGTAGTGACTGCCACCGAAAGCATGATCGACAGCGGCGCAACGGCGTATCAGACCTACGCGGGAAAGCCGCTTGTGACGTCGATGCGTGAGGAAATCAACGCCGACGAAGACAAGCTAGCACGTGAGCTTGACACGCTAGATTCCAAAATAGGACCGTTGGTCAACTTCCCACTGCGTAACGCCGCTACGTTGGGAATGAACCTGTCAATCACGGCGCAGACAGCGGCGGAACTGATCAACTTGCGTTCTTTCCTCGCGTCGCTGCGCGGGCGCTGGCAGTCGTTTTGGTTGCCTAGCTGGAATGCTGACTTTGTAATGACTGCCAGCATTGCGCCAGGGAACGATTATGTGCAAGTCGCCGCTGTTGATTTTGTCAATACCTACGGAATCGGCGCGCATATTGTGGTTATTACCACTGTGGGCGGCTTTACTCCGTTGCAGATTACCAGTGTGTCCACAGAAGTAGCGGGAAGCGAGCGCTTGCACTTCGCAGGCGCGTTCAGCGGCGCGCTTGATCTCGCATACGTTGACCGCGTTTGCCTGCTGACACTATCGCGCCTTGATTCCGATCTTGTAGAATTCCAGTATTTGCCGGGATTGGCTGTAACCGTTGTTGCGCCAACTGTCGAGGTTCCAGCGTGAGTTACGACAGCATCGATCAATCAGTGCAAGATGCAGATCCTGTGCTGCTGTTTCAATTCGTGCGCGGCGCGACGACTTGGCGCTACTGTGCCTTGCCTGTCGACTTCGCAGCACGCGGGCAAACGTGGCTGTCTGAAGTGATCGGGCTTGCGGGCAATATCAAGAATGGGAGCGATATTTCCAAGAACGATCTCGGCGTCACACTGCCGAGCACCAACGCAATGGCCGCTGCATTTTTGGCCTACGCGCCCGATGCCGTCACCACACTGACGATCTTTCGCACGCTGTACTCAAACCCAACGCTGGGTGGTGCTGTGTGGAAAGGACGTGTATTGCACACGCCGACAGCGATTGCGACAGTTACGCTCAATTGTGAAAGTATTTTTTCGTCGATGCGCCGAATGGGACTGCGCCAGGTCTACACGCGCAAGTGCCGCCACATGCTATTTAAGGCAGGCTGCAACCTGAACGCAGCCGACTACGCGTTGACGGTGACGGTTTCCAATGTCGTTGCGAACGTCGTTACGCTGAGCACAAGCGGCTTGGCTCAGTACCTCGGCGGCAACATCAAAGCGCCCGACGGAACACTACGCAAGATAATTGAGCAGGCAGGCTCAGTGCTGACGCTCATGCGTCCGGTGCAGAGCTTGATACAGCAATTCGCCGCGCATCCTGGCGGCTTTACTGCAACGCTGTATCCAGGCTGCGACAAGTCCACAGCCACTTGCCGCGCAACCTTTGGCAATATCGGCAATCATGGCGGGTTTGCCGGAATGAACGGAATCAACCCGATGGATTGGTCGACAAATGCGTTCTAGTGGGGGCAGCTAAATGGGACCTTGGATTATTGTTGGACTCACGCTAGCCGCCTACGGTTATGCGCTTTACAAGCAATCGCATATCGCAAGCCCGAAGCCTGAACGCTGGAAAGAGCCGACGGCTGAAGAAGGTGTCGCGATTCCTGTTGTGTTTGGCTCGGCGATTGTTCGCAACGTGAGTATCAATGGCTTCTACGACAGGGAAATTCGCGCCGATAGCGTTGGCACGTTTAACGACGCTGGCGAGCTAATTGTCAACGAAAGCGCAAACAAGGGATCGGCGCTGTATATCGCGACGCTACATCTAGGGATATGTCAAGGGAAGATCGATCGGTTGCTCGAAGTATATGCATCGGACAAGAGTTGCCTTGTATCGCAGGAGAATGTCGCAACGGGCGCGACTCGCGCACGCCTGGCAATTGGCCGCGACACTGATCACAGCAGTAATTGGGGCGGGTTTGCAACTGTTTATGACGGCGCTGCAAACTTGTCCACGGTGGACGCAGGCGTCAGCAATTACCTAGCTAAGACGTCAGGCATGCCGGGCGGAATTGGCTCGCAATATTTCGGGATTGTTACCGCGCTGCTTGTTAAATTTGCTTGGGGCGCTGCGCCTGCTATCTCGCCGCTTGCCTTTGCTGTCAAGCGAATCTATACGCGGCTCGGTGGCACAGCGGTGCAATGGTACTATGAAAAAGCCGAGATTTCAGAAGGCGTTCGCGGGCGCGAAGATGTTTGGAAATGGAAGCTGGCCGCTAAGTCAGACAATACAGACTATTCTGGCGCGAGCTACGACGACTCTGGCTGGAATCAAAATGCAGGCGGCTTTGGCAATGCGCCTGTCGGACACGTCATGGCGAAGGACTTGACCAATTACACGACAGTGCCGCCTGTGTTGACGTGTATTGCTGGAACAACGCTCGCAGGCGCCTTGATCGGCGGCTACCCTAACTACAGCGTTCCCGAAGGCATGAAGCTGTGGCTTCGTTGGAACATGGGACCGATGCCCGCCTTTACGACTGCTGTGCAGTGCTGGCACGATGACAGCGCAACATTGTGGTTTAACGGCAATGAAATTGCATTAACGCCTGCAAATGTCGACTTGTCGGAAGAACACTTTACATCGACGGCGCTTATTCCTGCTGAATACATCAACGAATCCGGCCCCAACATTGTTGCCTATCGCGTGCGCGACAGCTATTCAGCAGACGGTGCGACACGCCTTGGAACAAACATGCTCATTTATGCGGGATTGCAGATAGGCGCTGCAATCAACGCAGAGCCGCCGCCTGGCATGGGCTGCATGAATCCTGCCCACATGATTAGAGAGGCGCTAACAGACACTGTTTGGGGTATGGGTTACCCTGACGCCGACATCGATGACACTTCTTTTACGGCGGCGGCGGACACGCTGTATGCCGAAGGCTTGGGGCTGTCTTTCGAGTGGGCGCAGCAATCTCCCATTGAAGACTTGATCAACGAAATCAAACGCCACATTTCAGCCGTCGTCTACATTGCACCGGACACCGGGCTCTATACGATCAAGCTGATCCGCGAGGATTTCACAGTTGGCGATCTTCCTGTGCTTGACGAATCGCACATAGTCGAAATATCGGAAGCGAGCCGCAAGCAGCCCGGCGAGTTGACCAACTGCGTGACTGTCACGTACACCGCAAGCCTACGCGGCGACAAGGGCAGCACAGAGCCGATATTTGATGACAACCTTGTGGAAATTCAAGGCGGCATCGTCAGCGCCCAAGTCGACTATCCAGGCGTCACGACGCCCGTCAATGCGGCTAAGTTGGCTTTGCGTGACTTGCGCATTCTGTCCGCACCGCTTCTCACTTGTCGTATTGTTGCAGATCGCTTTGCTGCTAGCTTCTACCCAAGCAAGCCGTTTGTGCTCAATTGGCCCGCACTTGGTTTTGATAACGTCGTCATGCGTGTTGACGAAATGGATAGCGGCAACGGCATTGACAACAAGGTTACGCTGACTTGCATTGAAGACGTGTTTGCATTTCCGTCGCAGGCGCTTGTGATGCCGAATGATCCTGTTGGCTTGTCACCTGTTGTTGCTCCGACAGCTACGACGTCCACGGACAGCTATCGCACGGCACTCACCGTGGACACGCGCAATCGCGGGATGGTTGAATTCGTATTCTGTCCGACAACGCACTTTGGCGACGCAGGAAGTCCGTTCATCGACAACGGAGGATTGGTCGGATGGACCATGACGGAGCCAGGCGTGATGGTGTGTGATGCCATCGGGCCGGAGGCGTTCAGTGGGCGCAGCGATGGTGTTAACGTGTTTGAAGGTGACAGTGGTACGCAACCCTACACCAGTTGGATGATCGGGCGGATCGTCTGGGTTGGAAAGCCGGAGAATGAGGTCTACAACGACCAAGAGAAAGCAGGCCCTTACGTTGTTGATGACGTTGGTGGATATCGCAACGAATCGAATGCGTTCGTTGCCACGTATGCGCGCATGCACCGCGCGCCTGGATTCAGCGCAAGCGGAGACTTTGCGAAGGATATGGTTGTGCAGGTTCGCAACGGCACGACCTACGGCGGACACTTCTTGCAACTTGGGACCGCCAACGTCGTACTAGGCGCAACAGCACAAGAATGGTCAGACGTCGGAACGTCGTTTACATTTGTGGACACTTACGATCTGCTGCGCAGTGATCAATTTGCAACACGACAGACGTCACCTGATTCATCGTTGGTGGTAATAGGAACATATCCAAACGGAACAATCCCTTTGTCGGAAGGGTTTAAAACACTTAGTTCAACACCTAACGCGACGTCGATACCGGCAGGCTTGTGGACAATTCAGGCAAGCGCTTGCATAGTTAGTGGCGGCGACGTCGATGCGGTAACTACCTTGGGGTTTGCTCTATATCGCGAAACAGATTCGGCATCGATACTGCTTTTTGAATTGCAGACGGCTGCCCTTGTGGCGGGATTCAACGTAATTGACGATCCTCTTACGTACCAAGCGCCCGCGTTTCCCATGGCGCCTACTGATCGCCTTCGCATTCAACCGACCTTGCATACAACGTCGAGCACACCTGTTACATTAGCGGCATCGTTCAATGCCGCCAACGCAATCACGCTGCAAATGCCGAAGGCGCAGACGTTCACGCTTGCACCGACTGATGCGTGGTTTGACGTGACGATAGTCGACGGCGTGATTGCAGACTTCGGCACGCATAGGCACTTGCGCGTGCATGGCGCAGGTCCGCTTGTCGGCATTGATACCAGCACTTGCAGCGGTGCAGACGCGCTCACACTGTTTTTCACGGATGATGCGAGCATCACAGGCGCGGGAACACCAAGCAGCGGCGCGCCTGTCTACACAGAGCAACAGGGGACAGGAACCTATCAATCCGTCGGTTGTCCAGTAAATTCTATTGTGTTTGTGACGCTTATGCCTGATGATGGCACCACGACGTTTTGGAAGTATTCAGGAGGATCTACGGGATGAAAAAACTAGCGCTGCTGTTTCTGTTGTTCGGCTGCTCAACAGCCGTCGCCGCAGGCATCTGTGGATACACGCCAAACGACTGCACCACACAGCAAGCATGGTGTTCAAAAGTGCCAGGCGTGACGCTGAACTTGCCCAATGCAACGAAAACCGAAACAAGCCTCTGCACGGCGATCACGATTACCAATGCTGATTTGAATGATCTAGCAAGACCTTCTTCAGTATGTACCTCTGGTCAAGTGTTGACCAGTTTATCATCTGGTGTCACCTCGTGTGTTACTGGCACAGCGTCTGGTGTGGGGTGTAGCGGTACGTGTTCATCCCCCTCTTGGGCCGTGTTCTCTGACTCCACACACGTGACCAACGCTTCGTTTACGCCAATGGACTCGTTGGTGACACATTTATCAGGAGATGTTGCCACCAGCACGACAGTTTGTGGTCACGCACTCACAAGCAATGTGTCTTGTACTTATGCCGATGTTGGCGCCGACATCGTGGGCGCCGCAGCAGCCAGAGCCGCGCCGGGTACCTGTCCCGGCGGCCAGTACGCATCGGCGACGACGACGAGCGGAGTCACCTGTTCCACGCCGTCAGGTAGTAGCTACACCCTCCCCGCCGCCACCTCCAGCGCCCTCGGCGGCGTCAAGTGCGGTTCAGGCACGACATGCGCGGGCGACGGAACCATGTCGGTATCGACGAGCTACGACGCATCCGGGGCAGCTACCTCGGCGGTCAACGCGGCGGTGAGCGGTTCAGCCAACGTCGTTCCGAAGTTCACTTCGGCGCACGTCGTTGGAAATTCGCAAATCTCCGATGACGGCACCACGATGACCCTCGGGAACACCACAAATGCGCTCACCAAAATCACAGGCGGGACTGGCTACCTACTCTGCGGGCAGCTCTCCGACGCTACCGCCTACGGTGGATGCGCGTTCGATCAGTCGACGCTGAACACCGGCACCTTTGGGATCGCAGGCAACGTCACGACCGGGACTATCCTTAATGCCAATGCTGGCAAGACAGTGCTCTTCAACGTCGGGAACGTCAACTATGCCAGCGTGACCAGCGCTGGAATCTCGGCTAGCAATATCTCGGCGACCCCGACAGCATCCGCGATACCAAAGGCGGATGGAAGCGGAACACTCAATAGTTGGGTCACAGGGAGAGTAATTTCTAGTGGGGTTGCGCAGTTCACCAGCGGGTTAGTGATAAACCCGGACGACGCCTGGCATGATATTGTGTCTACTTCATTTACTTACGCTACGGGAGAACAGATTGTCCTGGACGCTTCCGCGTTGATGACATGCTCATACGCAAATTCTCCAGCAGGTATTTCTATCTTCATTTCTGCAAACGGTGGCTCTTACACGCAGTTCGGTGTTCCTGGCTGGTCGGGGTTGACAATGAACAACGGCTCAGCGTATTTCGCTACGCTGTTCAGTCACGCCATACTAACGGGGGCCGCACCAGGGACGATGATTGTAGTTGTTAGGGGTCAGGTGTACAGCAATTCGGCACAGGTACTGGCAGGTAACAATACAGCAGAACTTCGCGTTCAGGTCATCAAATGATGCTACCGGCAGCCATAGGCAGCGGCGCAGTCGGCATGCTCGACCGCGCAACCGAGCGAGGCGGACACGAGGCGAGCATCGCTTCCAGGTTCGCACGCGGATGCGTCCAGCGTGACCGTGCGGCCTCGGTATCCGGCGCCCCGCTGTCCACCTGGGCAGCGACGCTGAAGGTGCAAATCATCGGTACCAATAGCTACACTTGCAAAACATTCACTGGTAGCTCAATGGTAACCATTCGCGACTACGGACCGCTACAGTAAACAGAAGAGGATCAGTATGCCAACAACAAGATTGATTGCTTCATTCAGCTCAACGATTCAGCAGAACTGCGCTTGGGCGCTGGCGATCTCTTTCACGAACGCCGACGGATCGCCATTTGACCTGACAGGGATCACGCTGACAGGACAATTCCGGGAAACGGCGACGCCGACGGCAACGCCGCTCGCGTCTGCAACATTCACTGTCGCTAGTCCCACAAGCGGTGTTGCTGTTGCGGGTTTGTCGGCACATGATGCAGGATTGCTGCCTGCGCAAGAAAACAAGTTCAGTCGCGTAACGTCGATTGTGATGGAAATTGACGGAGCACATGCTGGCGATCCGAACAATCCGTTTCGCCTTGGCGAAGGCGCGATAGGTGTTTCGCCTGGCGGAAATGCGTCGCCTAGCGCGTCTTCTGCGCCAACGGTACCACTGGATTCAATTTCGCTTGTTGTCGGTGCGGTAAGCGCGCCAGCAGCGCGCAAGTTGATCGGGGTGAATGACGATGCTGGATTGATTCCTATCGCACAACTTCCGCCCGCCACCGCCGTCTCGCCGGGGGTGATGAGCGCGGAGCAGTACAGCAAGCTTAAGTCGCTGGGCTTTGGTGGATGGGTCGATTTCGCAGCTCTGTCCGCAGGTCCGCACGCCACCGGCGCGGTGGCACCTCGGCGCCTCGCTCTGTCGACTCTGCCGCCTGCTCTGAATTTGGGCGCGAAAGTACAATCCGCTCCTATCGAGGGTGGTGGAATTTGGCCTGTGGGGATGGCCGGATGGACGGAGCTCTCGCAGGCAATAATCCAAACTCCTACTCAGAAGTCGTGGATTGCGGCGTTCGATATGGTGATGCCTGTCCCCGTGGCAGGGGCGAGCGGGTATGTGGGCCTGAAAAACGCTTCCGGGAGCTTCTATTTCATGCTGGCGCACGCCTATGACAGCTCTGTTGCGGCTCGCACGTGTCTGCTGGTGGCACCCAGTGCGGGCACAGTAGTGTTAGGTCCCGTGTTGGATGGGCTGCGTCACACGTTCGCGCTTTGTTTCGACGCTGTTACGGGGCTATTGGCGCTGATGCGGGACGGACTGTTGGCTCTTACCTGGAATATCGTCAATGTGCAAAATCTGCCGCTCATGGTGGCAGTCAATGCGTCCACTGCGCCCATGGTGGCGCTCTCTCGTTATGTGGTGTTGACGACCCAATGATTTGTGAGGACGCCAATGATTTGTGAAGACGTTGTGCCCGTGCCTGTGTGGCAACTAGTTGCTCATGGCAATTCGCTGACCCACGGGTCGGGCGCGGTACCCTACACCGCTTCGCTGGCTCCCCTGATTTCGTCGCGGGTACCACTGATCTACAACTGCGGCGTGGACGGGGCGACTACGCCGCGTTTGGTGACGGGCGACTACCTGTGCGCAGCATCTCCTGTCTTGCCGCAGGGATTGGAAACGTGTGTGCCCCGTCTCGTGGTCGTGTTGTGGGAAATCTCGAACGATATCATCACGAACGATCCGGGGGCTGAGCAGCTCTTGGCCAATGTCCGGAAGTGGGTGTCTCTCTATCGTGAGCGAGGCGCGCGGGTTGTCGTTTTGAACTGTCTGCCTCGCGCGGATTGTACTGGGGAGAAAGAGGCGTCTCGTGTGGAGTGCAACGCGCGCCTGTCCGCCGAGTGGGCGGACTTTTGCGATGCGATTTTGGACGTGGCGGAAATGTTCCCCGATCCTCATGATGCCGACAACTACCAGGTAGATGGTATCCATTTGAAGACTGCGGCCTATGCGCGAATCGCCGCCGCGCTGGCGCCCGTGGTGCTGTCACTGGTGGGTGACTGATGACCGTATCCGAATACACCGCCGTGATGACCTGTATCGACGCCGTCGGCGCCGAGAACCGATAGGCAATCCGCGAGGAGTAGCTAGGCAACAGCGGTAAGCTTCCCCCAATTGGCGCCGCGTTCTTCTTCCGCCATTACAGGCACACGGAGCGGGAGCGCGGTTTCCGTTATAGCGCGTGCGTACTGCCCCAGTTAATGCCAGTTGTGCATTCCGCACGAACAGGAACACGTAACATAATTGCAGTTTCCATCGTGTGTTTTACTTCGCGGAAGGCTTCCGCACAACTACCAGGATCAGAAAAACCAAACTCGTCATGTACTATTACGTGCGGATAGCCTGTTACAGCAAGCACGCCAGAGCGGTGGAGCAACAACAAGGTACGCTTCATGATGGCAGCTTCAAGCGCCTGTAGATTGTAGTTCAGTGCTCTGTAGGTCCATGCGCGCTTGATGCCAGATCCATACACACGCAGCGCTTGATCATAAGGCAATGCGGGCGGCGGTTCTTTATCCCGTTCGCGTCGTGCAGGCTCCCACATGTCGAAACGAAACCTACGCCCGTCAATAGCTGTCACGTAACCCACCTGTTGAGCTTGCTCACTGATAGCCGCCAGCGTAGGGCGCGCGAAAGGCACACCTTTGTGGTAAGCAGCAAGCAAGGGGCGCGCTTTACTTAGCGCCATGTGCAGGATTTCGGCTGTGTGTGCCTCGCCCATTCCGAAGATAAAGCCAAAATTAACATTCTTAATTACGGTACTACGCCAATGCTTGCGCGCCTCTGGTGTGGACAGATCCCAATCCGCAACAGGACCTACAAGATCAAGAGTCATGTTGTGATAATCAGTTGTAGGATCGTCTACGTATTTCGCCCGAGCGACATCACTTCCTGGACCTACAGCGTAATGCACCAAGCCCCTGTACTGAATTTGACTAAGGTCTGCGCCAAACCAGGCACAGTCGCTATTAGGCAAGAACAAGCTGCGCAATTTAGGACCCCACACCTTATCTCGCTTAGGTATGTTAGTCAGGTTAGGATCACTAGAACTGAAACGGCCTGTCTTAGTTCCGCCTTCCGTGTTACGTAGTGGATGAAATTGACAATGAATTCTTCCATTGACGTGGGAGTTAAGTAAGTAGTTTTCCACAAATGTGGTGCGCAGCTTGTCTAGCTTGCGGATCTCATTGATCGCGTCTGCAACTGGATTCTTGCACGCGGTTAGGAAGTCCTTGTCAAACGACGGCGCACCCCTCGGCGTGCGTTCATACGGATAACCAAACTTGTCGAACGCCTTCGCAATGCTCGCGGCTGCGTTCACATTGATCTCAAAGCCGACAATTACGCGCAGCTTTGCTTGTTCTTCAAGCGAAGCCGTCAGCAACGCTGCGCGGGTTTCCTCTGCCGCTGCAAGGTCAACGGATACGCCAGCAAAGCGCATTTCGATAAGCAGCGGTATCAAGTCGCATTCCATGCGGAACAGATCCGCGAGTCCTTCCGCCTGCAATCGCGGCCACTGCTTGTCCAGCACGCGGAAGGGTAGATCAACGTCGCCTTCCGCGTACGGCCCCACAAGGCGCGGCGGCGCGCGGTAGATGTTCGCGCGTTGGTCAATCCCGCCGCCGTACCAGGCGCGGCACCAATCGTAAAGCGCTGACGACGTTTTACCTGTGCCTAGATAGCGCTGTCCGAGATCGTCTAGATTGACCGTCGCGGCTTCATCGAGCAACGCTTCTGCAAACTCAACGTCGAACAGATCGCCAGCAACGCGCACGCCTTCTTGCCGAAGCCAACCGACATCATAGATCAGATTGGCGCCTACCTTCGGCTGTGTCGGCCTTGCAAGCTCAACAGCCGCCCAAGCCAGCACGCGCGCAGGATCTAGATTGTCTTGCGGCTCGACTGTGTGACGAATCGGAAAGTACCAGCGGTGTCCGTCGTCTGTGCCTACAACAACGCCGACGATGTGCCCCTTGCCACGTGCCCATCCCGGCCCGTGTTCCAATAAATCGGGATCGTATGTTTCGACGTCGATTGACAGCGCGTGCGCCGCTGCCAGGTTCGGAAAGTCGCGCGGAGGCTTCCAGCCGGTGTCAGGGATCGGCGGCATCAACCGCGTGACGGCTGGCGCGCTGTCTTGCCAGAAAAGGCCACTCATTAGCGCACGGCTTGGATCAACGAAATCAGTGGCACGCTGGCGTCGCTCGCGTAGACCGGGTGTAGCTGCTCTGTCATTGACAAGCCTCCACAGAACGGCTCTATCAGCGTGCGTCCTTTTGCAAGCTCAAGAATGATTGGCGCTAGCTTCTTAGCAATGCGAAATTTGCCGCCTAAGTATCGCATCGATCACACGCACCCGAGTATCACACCACGAGCGCTACCGCCAACAAAGCGGCACGGCTGCGGGTAGTCGCTGAAATTGATCGCCGTGGCGATGTCCGCTAGCTTGCTCAGTTGCTTGACGTCAAAGCGGGAACCGTCAGGCAGGCCAGGCAGCGCGACTTGCGCGCATGAGGTAGCCAGCCCTTCACGTGTCAGAAGCACGTCGCCGAAGAGATCGAAGCCTTCTAGCTGCGCAAGCGCTGCGAAGAAGCCTTCCGGCAGTGGCGTTGCTTTGGTGTGGCTTAATAGTGACGTAAGCGATTGTGGCCAGGCCGTAGGGTAAAGCTGTGTCCGCATCCATCGTCCGTCGGCGAAGTGGAACGTCGCGGACTTCTCTGTCAGTTGTAGGCGCGTCGGTTCTTCATTAAGGTGGACAAGTGCACGCACAGCGGACAGCGGGATATTCACGTCAACAGGCAGCAAATGACCAAGCCAATACTCAATTAGAATTGTGTTATTGGTTGCGTAGGCAGCAGACCCCCGCAGCAGGATGCCGTTGCTCCATTGCCTGGTGGTATCTGTGGACACAAACGGCAGCAAGGCTTTGAGCGCAGGAAGAAAGATTCCGCCAATCGGCATATCAAAGCCGCTCGGGAATATGCGCAGGAATGTGTCTTGCGTGCAAGGCACTGTAACACGCAAGGCGCCTGATTGAACCACCAAGCCTTGCTCCGTCAAGTGAAGCTGTGCAGGCTCAGTGCAGGCGGCGATTGCCTTGGCGAAGATGTCCGCACGCGGACACGCCGCCAGGTCGAGCGTGATCGGTGCGCACAGCGCGACGGTGCCGTTGAAACTGACGACGCAGCCGCCGCCGATTGCAACATGCTGTAACGCTGGCAAATAGTCGCTTTTGGCGACTGCGCCAGCTACAAACTTCAAAGCCGCTAGCAATTCCATCGTGCCTCCCAGGGTGCTCGCGTCCTGTGACGTGAGCACGAACGAAGCGCGATCTAGGCGGGAACGCTACGCAGCCACGGAGGCAGCGACGTAGCCGGTACAGCTTGCGGCGCAATCACAGACGGCACAGACGCCGCAGGCATCGGCAACGGCTGCTGACTAACAGCCATTTGCGCAGGCTGCACTTGCGGCATGTTGATTGGCGGTGCTGCGA